ACACTGCATGAATTTCACTATTAATAGTCACAGATACACTAGCTACTGTTCCTAATGTGCTAACATATTCTACAGCAACTACATGCGCTGTAGTAGGAATAGCTCCATCACTAACATCACTAGCTTCTGTCCATCCGCTATTATTTAAACCATCTGCACTAGTTGCTGATACAACCGCATTTTTCCAGTAACATACATCAGCATCAGTATATTCAGTTGCAATCTTATAACTACCTCCCCAAGATCTTGAATCAGCATTACCATCATATTGATGATTGGTATAAGTAATCCCTGATTGAGCTCCTGCTGAACCACCTACATCTTGCAATACATCTACTGATGTGGTTATTCGTATTTCATTTGCCATTTATTTTCTCCTTTTAAATTTTTATTCACTTTATCTTCTCCTTCTTCTTTGTCCTTGCTGTCCTCGCTGCCTATTAGCAGGTTGAGTTCTAGGAGCTGGAGAAGGCATCTTCCCTTGCATTATTTGAAATGCTACATTATATTCTTGTTGTAACGATCTATATCTAGAATTCATCCATTCATAGTCTGCTCTATACTCATTTAATCTGATAGTAGCAGTTTGAATTTCTTCCTGTACTTGACCTTGATATGATTGAAGATTTGCTTGATATTTAGCAAGACCTAATTCATTGTTTTTACTCCATAATTGAAATTCTTTAGTAAAATTTTGTTGATATTCCTGTACTTCTTTAGTGACTTTTGCAGTATATGATTGTAAATCTTGTCCATATACTTGAATTTTCCTAGCCTCTTCTGATTCTGCTAAATCACCTTCTTTTAATTTTTTCTGTATATCTGCTTGATAGCTTACACTATTAGCAGTAAAAGTATTTAGATTATTCTGTATATCTGTTTGATATTTTTGTATCTCAGTTTGTCTTTTAGTTTGCCATAATTGTAATTCTTTAGTGAAATTAGCTTGATATTCTTGTACTTCAGTAGAAACTTTCGAAGCATAAAGTTGTACTTCTTGACCATAAGCTTGTAATTTTCTAGCTTCTTCTGATTCTGCTAATTGAGCATTTTGAATATCTTCTTGTAATTGTGCTTGATATATAACATTCTCTTGATTGAATACATTTAATTCATTTTGTAAATTTGATTGATATTCACTAAGCTTTGCAGTATTATTGTTAGTCCATATTTGAACTTCTTTAGTAAAATTTTGTTGATACTCTTGAACATCTTTTGTTACTTGAGCAGTATATGCTGTTAATTCTATTTGATATTTCTGTAATTTTTCAGCATCTTCATTATTTTCAAATGTTGCATTTTGTATCGCAACCTGTATATCTTTTTGAAGAATACTATTATTTTTTTGAAATTCTAAATTAGCTTCCTGAACTTTAGCTGTATACTCAGATATTTGAGCATTTATAGTTTTTATTCTAGAATCTAACATTTCTGGATCTTCTTCTGTAGTTATCCAATTATCTGTATCAGACCAATTAGGAGCATTTAATACAGGTGTAGTAAATGTAGGCTCAGTAATATCTGTTTCAGTAACTGTAACACTACTTAATGCAGGTGCTACAGGTATCGTATAACTTATAGATAAATCTGAAATAGTTGGTTTTGTATCCAAACTCATTACAGGAGATGTATAAGTAGGGGCTGTGTTAGAAGATAAGGCTCCTAATGTATTTAGATCTACAGATGGTTTAACTGGCACTGTAGATGAAATAGCTAGATCATTAATAGTAGGTGCTGCAGTTAATGATAATACAGGCTGTGTATAAGTAGGAGCTGTATCAAATGTAGCAATAGTATTTAGATCTACAGATGGCTTTACTGGAATTATAGCACTAATTGATAAATCGCTAATAGAAGGCATAGCTTCTAATGTAAATACTGGAACTGAAACTGCTGTTATATTAGTTCCTTTGCCTATATCCATAGCAGCTAAAGCATTTCCTAAACATTTTATACCTGCGTATAATACTACTAAATATACTTTATCCTTTGGAAAAAATCTAATATCTTCTGAGTCGTGTGCTAATGTAGCCGCATCTGAATCTCTCTTTGGATCAGTATTAATATAATATACCTTAAATGCTTTAGTAGTAGATCCAGGAGCTGGGAATACACTTATTTTTCCATTATCCAATAAAGTATAAGCAGGATTATAACTTGATGCATAATCCAAACTATTCTTATCTGTAACTCTAGATTGCATGGAAGGAGAAATAAGTCTGCATTCTCTCCAGTCGTCATTAACTTCAGCTTCCCTTACAACTGATACAATGTCTCCCTTTATACTAAAACTATTATTAGATGTTTGCTCTGCACTCTCTGCTTGAAAATGTATTCTATCTTGTGGTCTTAAAGCTATTACTCTATTAGTAACTTCTATAACACCATCCTGTAAATATTCTGTCAATTCTGCTGTAGTATAATCTGTTCCACTTGTTAAACCTGTTAAAGCATCTACTCTTGTTTGAAAATCTGCCATTATCTACCTTCTGTATATTTGTTGTTACGAACTTTAAATTTTGATTTCTTTTTTTTCTTTGTTCCCTTTTTATTATAGGATCTACGAGAGGCACCAGTTTTTACTGATTCACCTCTAGTAGTGTTATCTGCTTTATGTCCTATTTCTATTATATCTGTCATATTTTAAATACTTGCCCCCCAGAAGGGGAACAACCAGGGAGCAAGATTTATTTTTTACTACGCTAATTTAAGTGCATTATAGAAAGCACTTCCATCGCAATACACGTCACAGAAATCACCTGCTGCGTCTATATCACCAGAAGAATTTACAGTTGTATCTCCTCCAGATTTATATACAAACTTAGCATGCCATCCCGCACCAGCATCAGCTGCTGATGGTAGAGTTACTGTGGCTGCAATACAAAGAAAGACTTTTCCACTATCACTTGGTTTAAGAGTAACAGCGCCCTCAAGTGTTTCCACCATATTTTGGCCCCATCCAGCTCTTGCACCATTTTTAGTTTGTGCCATTATCTACCTCCTTAAGCGTTTACGAATATGGCAGTACCATCGCCATCAGCGTCTGAATCTCCTTCAACAACACCATTAACGAACCATTGTGTTGCAGATACGCATATCAATTCAATCCACGTTCCAGGGCCACCGCCAGTATCAGCTACATTATCATCTAATACAATACTAGAATCATTGCCAGCACACTGTATTACAGTATTTAAAGCTGCAGCTGTATGGTACATAACACCTCCAACGAAATCATCTCCGCCTGAGTCTGTAGCATCACCAGTATTAATAGTAACCGCATCAGTTTCAGCACCAATCCATACAAATTTATAGGTAACACCTATTAAATCAGTAGAGCATGCAGGTAGGGTAATTGTAGATGCACCACTATTACCTACTACGAATATAGTTCCACTATCATCAGCATCTAAAGTCCTAGTTGAAATATCTTTGACTCTTTTGCCTCCTGCAGGAGCTAATTGATTATAATGACCTCCTTGACCTTCTTGTCCATATAAAGGAATTCCCATAATATACCTCCTTATGACCAGATGGCGTGTGTCTCAGGACAACACCATTCCATGCCAGCTTCTGTTAAGATTTGATCTACTCTTCTGTCGACCCCAGAGTTTTCAAGTGTTTGCACACCAACGTAGACACCAGTATCTCTATTAATACCATTACCAACTAATGGTCTGTATGCGCAATATTTCATATTGATACCAAGCATTTTCACACTTGTGCCATCTAAATGAACATTTCTTGCAACATTCATATCACCATATATAGTTGATATTGTTGTAACATCGATACCAAATACTTTTTTCTTTCCTGACATTGAAAAATCAGCCCTATAATTAGGTGAAATTTCAATATTGTTAGCAAAGTATCCAGATAATTTATGCAACCAGTTATATACTGCTGTTGAACAGAAGAATATAGTTGATGATGCATTGTTATATCTAGGATCTAACATTGCTGATAAGTCATCAAGAAATGAATCTTGAGTTTTACTAGCAATATCTAGGCTAAAAGCATTACCGTATGTTGAAATAAAGTTTACAGCACCTTCAGTAGTGCCATAAGTTGAGCTTTGAGAACCGAATAATAATGCATTCTCAATATCCCATTTATGTTCAATCAACTTTTCTTTCCAGATTCTTGCCCACTCATTACCTTCATACTTAAGAACAGTTGCTCTATCAGTATTATTCATCACGCATGATGTTTTGAAGATTTGAGTTTGACCAGAAGCTGTAATGTAAGGCTGATCTGCCCATGTTTCAGGATACCCAGTTCCAGCACCAAATGCAGTTCCAACTACATAGCATTTAAAAGCTTCTAGATCTTCTTGAGAAGCTGCTTTCCCTGTTGGTGTTGATTCATATCCTAAGCCAGCTTGACCATCAACTGCAGTTGAACCTGTTGTAGTAGCTTGCATGAAGTTACTAGTTGCAGGTGCTTTTACACAAGTAGCATTAACAATAGCTTTATTAACTGTTGCGCTAGATGTTGAATTTACACCTTGAGTATCAAGATCAACTGAATTAACTTTCCATAAAGTGTAGTCACTTAACTCGGAAGCTAAATTATTAGCTGCTCCAGCAGGACCTACAGGTATCTTTATGATTTGACCAGGAATAAAGAATTGAGGCTGTGTGCCTTCAACACCTTCTTGGTATGTATGTGTTTGACCATAAATATTGCCTTGATTACCATTGCTGTTATAGTCAGTAAAGAATCCAAAAGAATATACATCACCAGCTGCTGGATTAGGTGAAGCACTTGAAACATCAGTTGCAGGAACTGCAATTGCGCTAGCACTATAATCAGCTACATATGCATATCTTTTAGTGTATGATGATCTTTTTTCAGTAAATTTGAAAGTAGGATCATCTGTTGGTTTTTTCGATACCATACTAATGAATCGAAAGAAAGGATCTTGTGCTAATGCTAATTCTGATACCATATCTCCGAAGTTGTATTTTCTTCGTAGGGCACCAGTAGCAGCAGAAGGTCCTCCGTAATTTACGCTTGGCTCGGACGTATAATTCGAACCAGTTACGTTTAATATATCAGACATTCGTCTATCTCCTTATTAATTAAGTTTAGACAGACTATAAATTGTATTTCTTATATAAGCCTATCCAAACAGGTTATCTGTTCCACTGTCGAAACCAAGGATATTGTCGAACACTTCCCTATCAGGGTTTTGTTGACCTCCTTGACTATTCGAACCACTAGCGGACGTAGGCATATTACGAACGTTTTTCATCTGATTCAACATATCAGTTTTAGTTGATTGGGCAACATTAGCAGCAGCTTTATCTCTATTAATTAAATAATTTATATCATCTAATGTCATTTTGTGAGATTTAGCCTTTGATTTAAATGCTGCAAAATCCTCATCACTCATATTGTTTTTTTCTTTAAACTCCTGCTCTTGCGTAGTTCTTACTTTCTGTGCTTGAATATCAGCTGCACGCTTTTTTTCAGCTTGCAACATCTGTCCAACTCTTCCTTGAACCATTTTATCGACATGAGCATTCATTAATCTAGCACTATCTGAATCAGGATTTGTCATAGCTTCATGTTGATCAAAAATAAAATCTTCATCCAATTTTAATTGATCTTGAATGGATTTTGCTGGTTGACCTCCATTAACTAGGTATTCTCGAACATGTTCTACTAATCCACTATCTTTTTTCATGGCTTCGAGTACAGGTACAAATTGTTCAACTTCATTGTACTTGTCTCTCCACTTGACAGCCTCTCTACTACTATCTGTGTATCGTTTTTTCCAATCCGTGCTGTCTTGGGATTGTGTACCCGATCTATTGGAGCCATCATCTTTTTGTTCGTGGGTTACCTGTTTGGGGCCACTGGGTTGACTTTGGGTTACCTCAGGGTCGTCATATACTTGACCATTTACTTGGTTTTCCAGTTCGTTGAAAAACGCATTAGAGCCTTCTTTGGCATTTTGAGCAGTTTCAGCAGATTCTAAAGAATCTTCTTGCATACCAATTTCAGGGTTACTGTTGCTATTTTCTTGAGAATTCATTATATTCTCCCTTATTTAACTGTTATTTATCTTCGTAGTTTATTCAGACTCAGACCTATTTTCCAAGTCTTTTTTATAATTATTTAAAAAATCATTTGCTCTTGCTTCAGTGAGATTGGCATTGCCCGCCATTTGATTACGAAGAAGTTTTTGCTTTCCTTCTGTTTCTATGTATTCTTTATTCATCTGTGATTTAACTTCTTCTTTCTTTTTATTAATCTCTACATCGGCTTGCATTACTTTGTGTTTAATTCCTGCTTGTACTAATTGTCTTTCTAATGTTTCAATAGTACCATCTTTATCTTTAAGTGCTTCTTGCAATTGACCAAGTTGACCTTGTAGTTGAGAATATAGAGATTTTCTTTTTACAATTTTCTCTTTATTCTTTATATCTGTTTCAGCTAAAACAGCTATATCATCTACAATACCTAATTGCATTAATTGTTTTAATTCTTCTAAGTATGCCCATCTATTAACAGGTAAAGTTGACCCAGATACTATCCTTATATCAAATTTATGAGCAGATATATCCATTGATTTACCAATTGCTTCTCCCATATCATTATAAATAGGAACATTAATTTCTTGATCCTTGCCTTCTTGTATAGCACTAGGTTGTAAAATTCTAAATCTTTTATGTGCTGAGTATGTTGCTTGAGCGAATTGTAAAATACATGTTCCTAATTGTTTTAAAGCAGGTTCAATACAAGTACTCATCCATTGTTTAATTCTTCTTGTACCATATTCATCTAAAGCTAACATACCTCTATATGTTTCACTAGCACCTTTAGCATCTCCCATCATAGAACTATAAATACCTGCTAAATATTCCATATCTCCTTTTCCTTGTTGAACGATTTGAAAGAAAGCATTTGCTAATGGAGCTGGCATTACAGGAGTTGGTCTTTCTACTCCAGGTCTAATAGGAAGTAATGCTCCTGGACTAGCTGAATACTTTTCCCACATTTCAGCATCAATAGATCCTTCTTCATACATCCATCTTA